AGTCATTTTCATAGTTAGCCACATCACGATACAACTCTCCTAACTTGGACTGCTCGCGTTCTCGGCGCTCATAATCGGCCAGCTCACCTAACGCAGACTCAGACGCTTCCCTGCGCTCATAATCCGCAAGATCTCCTAGGCTTTCAGCAGCGCGTTGCTCTTTTTCTTGCTGTCGCAGCGCCGCTAAATGCTGATAGGCTTCACCTATTAAAGATTCCTGCCGTTCATACGCTTCTTGATTCCGCAGAGATCTTAGAGCAGAGTCAGCTTCGATATTACGCAGACCTTGTTGGTACTCTTTGTCAATCTCTCTAAGTCTATTTTCGTAATCAACATCACGATAAATGTCAGACTCTCGCATACCCTTTGGGACAGATATTCCACCAGCGGGGCGCGGAGGATTTTCGCCTGCCATTCGGGTGTGATACTTGCCAGTCTTTCCAGTTTGCGGGTTCTGCCATTCAAACTCTTTCAAACCTAATGCGCGCGCAGCCTGGAAGGCTTGCCCTTGAGAAACACTGCCACTTTTTGCTAACAATAAAGTTAACTCGTGCATTGCGCTGGTGTTCATACCGCCCACCTTGTATTGATTACGCGCTCAAGGTTTGTAATCCGGCGTTGGTCAAACTATACTTTGCTTTCACTTGATGTCTGCTCTTGCACTTGCTCGCGCAGTTTTTGCCACAGCGCGACTGACATTTCTAGCGGCAGTTTACCCAGCCCCATCGCAATGATGTTGGCTTCCTCAACTGTGATCTTGATGGTGAACTCTTGCATGTTAAGCTGCCCAAGGTAGCGGAGGTTGGATGACCGGCGGGTTGATCTGGTTGTCGATGTTGCTTTGCACCGCAGCCTCGGCAGATGCCTGATCAACACCGTTGGCGTAGCACCAACCAAGCACGATGTCTTGCGTCAGGTCAGCGTAGGGAATGAAAGACGCGGGGTCTGCCGAAGGAAGCGTACAGGTAGAGTAGACGAAAGCCGTATAGGTCTTGCCGTTGTCCTCTTGTTCACCGTTTACTCGCCAGCCGACTTGTAGAACTGCCTCTGATGGATCGGCTGAGGTGGGGGTGGTCTGCATCCACTCGACAATCCAAGAAAATGTTGCACTCATTTCAGGCTCCTTTATTCCTCAATAAACTCGTGAACAGCGTCAAGACCAAAATGGTCGTTGACGAACTTGAGCAAACGCTCGACATCAATCTTCAGCACCTTGCCTGTTGGCGTGTGCTTGGAGCGGAAGATCCATTCGTTGGTTACTGCATCGTGCGGCGATAGCAACGTGGCGTTACCTGCTGCGTCCATGACGTTGGCCTCACCAGAGGCAGAGTAGAACGACACACCGTTGGCAAGCGTTCCAACCGGAGCAGTGCCATCGAAAATGTCTAAGCGGTTTGTTCCAGCAGTCGTGGCTCGTGCGGCAGTGCCGCCAATCATTACGCTGTTGCCAGACGATGTTTGAAAATCCCCACCGCTCGTGATCCGGGCGCGTTCGGTGGTGTTTGTTTGAAATATCATCGGGGTTGAACCAGAACCGACTAGCGTCATGTTGGTTCCGCGCATAACCAAATCAACCACAGTATTCCGCGCATCATTCAACGCATCAAGGGCGACTCCAGAAGCAGAGCCCACAATGGCTGATGCAGAACGAACTTCAAAATTTTCGTTAGTTCCGGTTTTAACGTGTAGTTTGCTAGACGGCGAATTCGTCCCGATGCCCAGACCAGTGCTGGTCAGGCGCATTTGTTCGGCAGGCGTAGAGCCAATCCCCCACACAAACGCACCGCTGGCGTTCTGCACGTTCTGCACCATCGTTGCGGCGGCGGTTGAAAGGAACGGGGTTCCTGCCGTAAGCGTTCCAAATGTACCCGCAGCAGAACCAAACACCCCAAGGCCAATCGTGGTGTTGGCATCGTTGCTTGCGGTCAGATTAAAAACTTGAGCAGCACTGCTCGTTGTTTTGAAATTACCCGTCGCTGATGCAGATGCGGAAGCAGTTAGCGTAGTCCCATCAAACGTCAGCGCACTCCCCGTTGTGAGGACTTTGGAGCCGTTGAGGTAGGGCACGCCGTTAGCTGTACCGCCGTTGATGGTGAGCGCAGCCGAAAACGCAATGTCCCTCGGCACAACGTATGTGTCGCCTGACTGGGCAGCTTGGATCTGGGGGACTGCGGTGTTGAGAAGAAGTACCTCGTAAGCGGCCACGGCGCTCTCCTTAAATTGGGCTGTAAGACGTGCCGTCGCTTGTCAGCACCGTCTCAACAACGTAATAGCTGGTGCCTGCACTGTCTAAGACTTCCTCGTCAACAGTGTAAGGCGTTGCGTCACTGGTCAGCACGATCCACGGCGGCCCTGGGTTTGGCCCGGCAAAATCAGTTGCCAGCGTGGCGACTGTGCCAAGCCCTAGCCCAAGTCCGTTTCGGACGGGTATGCCAAAGCTCATCGGATATTGATCGGTTTGGCGTAGACCGTACCGCCGGATGCGATCTGGATCGCACTGACCCGCCAGTCAGCCCCGGTGCCTTGCGGCACGATAAACGGGATAGGCGTGTTAGCCGGGATTGGAGTCGAGCTAGTAGTCGCTGTCACGCCCTCGCCCACGGTCACGTAAGCAGCGGTCGTTGACCAAATCACCACGCCTTGCGGGCCTGCGGGCCAGGTGGATGTTGAGCCTGCCGTGCCCGTGTAGGACGCAGTGCGGGCTGGAAAGTTGCTATCCGCTAGGGGATTAAGAAGTTCCATTGTGCGTCCTTATGCGAGGAAGCGTAATTTGTACAGGGTCGAGAGATATTGACCTGCAATCTCGTCGATGATGTTTTGCAGCGGTGTGTCTGACTTATCGCACACCTTGTACCGCATCTCTTCGATGTCGGCAAGTGAGTCTTTGAGAAACTCAACCACGTCGCTGTTTTTCTTAGCGCTCATCAGCGAGATGGGGCCAATTAGCCCGTGTCTGCCCTGATAGGCTTCAGCAAACTTGTCAGCAAGCTCCACGATGTTGTCGTAGAACTCATTTAGCGCCACGTGTTTGGCGTAAGACTTGGTGTTTAAGTGTACGCTGTGCGTAACATCACGCGCTAAAAAGAGCGTTCCGATGAAATCTGCGCAGCTCACTGTGGCACTCCTTGCATAGCCATTTGCTGTTGGGCAACGACCATATCACCCGCCGTCATCACATCTTTTAGCGTCTGCATGACCACATCTTGCACTTGATCAGGCGTCATGCTGCTGGACACAGCCTGAATACGCTTGGTTTCAGCATTGTACTCGTCGATGCGCAGTTTTTGCGCTTCCATCGACTTGCCGACGTTTTGCAGCATGTTGTACATCTGCTCCATCTGCGCTTGCATGGCCTGAATCTGCTGATTGGCCGCCTGCAACGCTGGATCGTCTTCGTTTTGCAGCAGTTTCGGGTCAATCATCTTTTTCAGACGCTCGGCCAGCTCCTGCGCACCAGGCCAATCCATGTTTTTGACAAACAGATCGCCTGCCGCCATCCACAAATTCGGATTTCCTTGCAGAATCTGACTCATTGCGTCCATCGATTCCTGACGTTTGGTCAAATAACTCGGCCCAACGGTCACCTTGACGTCGTATTTGCCCACGCCGGGGTTATAAATCTTCTGCACAACCACACCGGCCTCGTTTACGATCTTCCGCACCGGTTCTGGTTGGTTGGGGTCAAGCCGCACCATGTCTGACTGCCCGTCAACCTGGATTACACGCGCTACGCGAGCCGTGTCGTAGATTTTGGGGATCAGATCGACCAATTGCCGCCCAACGTAGCGGATCGCACGGGCGTAGTTGTCAACGTAATGGTAGGTGCCGACGTCCCCCTCACGTTGCCGGGCCAGAATAGCCCTTCCAGACCGCTCGTTCGACGTCATTCCAAGGCTTGCGTTGTACTGTCCGGTGGCTGCTTTGATGTCTTCTGACGCCCCCATTTTGGCCTGAATTAGACCAGTTTGGGCCATCGGAGGCTGCGCGCGTTGTGGCAGCGGCAAGATATTGCCCGCGCCGTCGGTCACGTCAGGATTGACCTCGAGATAGGGGTAGTTCGTCGTGTTGGCGGTCTTCCACTTCTCTTCGTAGCCCTCAAACTGCCCGCCGTAGCCAATAAACGGTGCTTTGGGCGCAAGCGCCAGCATTTCCGCCTCTTGGCTCACCCAATAGTTGTACATCCGCTGGGCGTCCTTGGCATTTCTAACCAAACCTGAAATTTCAAGCTGGCCTTCAATGTTCCATTCGTTGCCGATCACGCGAATGACAGGGATATGCGCCCCCGCCCAGTCGCGCTCTTCAATGATTTCGTATCCGTTGGTCTTGCACCATTTGATGCTTTTCCGCTGGACCTTGCGTTGCCGGGTAGGTTTTAGGCCCAACTGGCGCATCATCTTGTCCTGCGGCGTGCCTTGAAAGGTTGTCGTGCCGTCCGGGTACAGGTTGAGCGTGGCGGGCTTGTAATCGCAGTAAAAATACTCTGCAATCCGCACCGTCATCTCGCCTAGCCACTGCGACAGCGACTGGTCGCCAACGCCTTGCACCATGATCGAACTGACCGGCATGGCGTCCGGGTACAGGCGCTCGTACTCGGTCTTTAGGATGTCTTCAGTGATGAAGCACCACTCTGCATCCGCACCGCACGGGTCTTGAATTGTCGGGTCCATGTAGACCGAAAAGCTGTTTCGCACACGCCCGATCTTGATGTCCTGATCAAAGCTCTTTTCGTCACAGTATTCGGTCAGGATTCGGATGTAACCCTCGCCAAACGTCACCTGGTTGTCGCAGGCGGTGTCGTAGGCCACGTCCGCGTTCGAGATGTACTCGATATGCCGGATCATGCCGTCAAAGACTTCCGCCACCTCGACGTCAGCCTTGTCGTCTGCCGGAATGACATTGGGCGACGGCCTGTTTTGCCGCTGCTCGTTGGTCACCTGACGCACGTGCTGCGGCAGCTTGTTGATCGTCAGGCACGGTCGCGCGTTGATCGTTTGGCCTTGCACTGACCCGCGTACTGACAGCACGTCTGCCGGCCACTGGTAGTGGTTGTCGGGTGAGCCTGCCATGAACCGCAAATCGTCGAGCTGGTCTTCACGCGTATCGCTGTACGCGCTCACCGCAACTTTAAAGCGGTTACGCATCTCGCTTAGCCGATGCGTGTCGCTTTTGGGCGCGTGCTCGCCCTCGTCGCCGCCTATGTCAGCGACGTAAGCCGCGCCCATCATGCCTGTTTGATCGTAAGCCATTACTTCTTTTTCATCGGTTTGGCTGCCGCACGCTTAGTCGCGTACGCGATGGCGACTGCTTGTTTCACGGGCTTGCCCGCCTTGACTTCCGCCGCGATGTTCTTACGGAAGGCGGCTTTGCTCGGTGACTTGACTAGGGGCATGGCTACCTCTTTTTAGCGGTCTTGGCAGACTCTTTGAAGGCTTTGGCAGTAGGAGCGCCGGGAGCGCCCGGTTTGCGCATTTTCTCGCCAGATCCGGCTTTGATGCGCTCGCGTTTAGCGGCAATATTAGCGTACAAGCCTGGTTTGGTTGCCATGTCAGCACTTCCATCGTTTGAGTGACGCTTTGGCTCGCTCAGCGTCGCCTTTAGCGTTTTTGACGACCCCAGACATGCGCGCACAAAATGACGCCTTGCGCCCCTTGTCTGCTTCAGTCTTCGGATTGGGCGCGGGGGCTTTTAAATTGCTGCCGGTCGCGGCGTTGTATTTGGCTCGCCCTTTGGCTGTCAATCCAGCACCCTTGGACACGGGCAACTTCTCGCCTCGCCCCACTGCCAGACTGACAGATTTCTTGGTCGCCATCACGCCCCCATCCAGCTTGTAGCGCCTGTGGAGCGGTCGCTGTAGACGCGGCGTGTGGGTGTGACACGAGGTTCACGGCTTGCGACGGGGTAAGCAAAAGTGACAGCAATCGCATCTGCTGCGTCGGGTGAAGCAAGTCCTCTTGCCTTCATGTCCTTCTTGCTCTCCAAGAAGATCGTGCCGCTTGAGTCTGGCTTAGTCTTTGGCCCTGTCAGGTCCGCTTTGAGCTGCCTGTCAGGCGAAACGCTTGCCGTCTTTAGCCAGTCCCGTAACGCGCCCCATAGCTCTGCGCGCTTGTTACCCCACATGATCTGGTTCTTGGCCTTCCAGCCAAAGTTTACTCCCCGCACCTTATACCGCTGTTCAACCAGCCGGTCAAGTATGCCGTAGCCCAGCCCGCCTTCGTCGATCACCGTCAGCGTGGGCTTGTACTCCTCGATCGCGTCGATGACGTGCCCGACGGTCGTCATCGTGTCATCGCCCCGATACCGTCTGATCGCTATGATGTCGCGCCCTTGCCTGACTGCAATGACGGTCGAGTCACCGCCTGACCTAGCGGGGTCGATCCCAATCACGAT